AGTGTATTTAGTTTTCCCGTTTAAATCTTCTTTTACATACCCATCTGCGGCTTCTTTTGCGGAATAATAAAGAAGGAGAGCATTTTTTGCATTCTGAAACTGATAATCCTGACAGAATACATCATGACCACTGAACATGTAAGCAAATATAATTTGATATCCGATTACTGAGTTTTTGTTTTTCATAGTAATTGTAATTAGTTGTTTTTTTGATATTTGCAGAAACCTAGAGAAGATGGAGAATTTGAGTTAAGCCAGTTACAATATTCTGCGTAATGATGGCGGTACTGTTGGGCAATCTGCCATTCAATACCATCAGGCTCTGCTTTATCCATTTTAGCCTGCCATTCATTAACTTTTTCATAGGCTTTAGAATACAGTAAATAGAAGTATTCATTTTCTGGTGTGAGTTTGCTCATTAAAGAATTTCTTTAGTGATGCTGTTAATCATGTTTCCGTGTTCATCATATTCCCAATCTGGGGAATCAATGTCGGGACGGTCTGCTGGCGAAATAACTCCATCAGCGTTAATGACATAAAGACCATTCTTGAGCAGTTCAATAATCTCTGCTGGCAAAGGCTTTAAGTCAGGTTTTTTATGTTGGTTAGGGTTGGGCATAGGGAGATAGTTGTAATACAGTTGGAGCCGCCGTCAAGCATCTATATAAGATTTATTTGCTTCCAAGCGTCCTGCTTAGAAATTCGTTATTGTTCAGGCTTGACATTAAACTCTCTTCCATTGGCGAAAGTAGTTTTTTGTCAGTTATCAGGCCATTGAATCCAATAGCATCAATGATGTTGCAGGACTCAAACACAGCCTCTGCACCAGTCTCAGCGTCTGTTTCGATTATGTAATTTGCTTTTCCATAAATAAGGTATTCCTTACCTCCATGCATAAGCCTAAAATTCTTTAAATCGTATGTGTACATAGTTAATTTACATCAATGATATCAGGGCTTTTATCGCCCTTTAGCATCTTATTGATATCCTCATGACTAATCCTAAGACGATGCTCTACTACAATTGTTGGAGCATCTTGAAGGGCCATAACTTTGTCTGTCATAATGGCTATGGCAAGAGGCAGTTGTCCTGCTGGAATATTTTCGATTTCTGCCAGCAATCTGGTAGACCCTTTGGATACTACCTGAGACAGCAATGAGGCTGTCTGCTTTTTCCATGTTCCTAGGTCAAACTTTCCAGCATCCTCTTCATCCTTTTTGATGGCTATAATGGCTGGCCTGCTTACTCCAGTTTCTGCGTTGATGGCTCTTGTTCCTACTCCATCCTGAAGAAGTTCCTTAACTTTCTCACGCTTGTCAGCAGGGATTTCCTTACCAGTACAACGGATTGAAGGGTTTGTGCTGAGTCTTTCTGGACTGGATTCGTATTCCATGATTCTGCATAATACATGTTGACACATGCATTGCAAGTAGCATCTTGCGACTTCTATGTATGAATTTTTACTCGTTTCAGCCTTTATTTTAATTGCTCTATTTGGGGTTATAAATTTCCTTGCATTTATTTTATTTGTTCTTGGTTTTGGAGATAAGGCTATTGCTTATCGCAAGAACATTCGCCGCTTTAAACTATGAGATTAAAGCCTAAAGATATTCCAGCATTCAGAGACCAGCAGGCTCAGGTTCAGGGTGGCAGATGCTGGCTCTGTGATATTAATCTGGATACGGTTGTAGCCTGCCTTGACCATGACCACAGTTCTGGACGCATCCGTGGGGTGCTATGCCAGAATTGCAATGGCATTGAGGGTAAGATACACAATCTGGCTCGTAGGGCTTCCAGAGGCAAATCTGTTGGCTTTTACATCACTGCTGTTCTTCGGTACTGGGAGCATCACAGCATGTATCCAAAGGATGAGGTTCACCCTACCCATAAAACTGCTGACGAGAAGCGTATAAAGCGGAACAAACAGGCCCGAAAAAGAAGGCTTAAGAAATCCGCTTGACACCTTGTGATACATTGGTATCACTGCTGGTCTATGACTAATCCAACCACTCCGTCCTACCCTGCGTCATTCGCAGGAATGAAGGACGCTGACTACCGCAACGCTCAGGGTCTGAGCAAATCCATGCTCACGCATTTCATGCGTTCTCCTGCTCATTACCAGCAGGCCATTAAGACACCTATGGAGCCTACCAAGGCTATGAACTTTGGAACTGCGTTTCATGCTGAGATGCTCATGCATCATCCTGAATCTTTTTATGCTATCCAGCCAGAAGCGGATGGTCGCACTAAAGAGGGTAAGGCCATTAAGGAAAAATTTGCTTTGGAGAATGAAGGCAAGACAATTATCAGTCAGGATGAAGGCGAGATGATTAAAGGCATGCGTGATTCTATCATGGAACACAGTCTTGCATCTAGCATTATTGAAAATCGTGGACTGTCTGAGTTTTCCATGTTTGCTAAATTAAACATCACAGGTTCTGATATTCTTTTGAAAGGAAGGTTTGATGCTTTCAATGAAGATACTGGAATCATCATGGACATAAAAACATGTGAAGATGCTTCACCTGCTGGATTTAAAAAGGCTATCATGAATTATAAATATGATATTCAAGATGTGCATTATACTTGGTTAGCAAAGCAGTTGTATAAGGTTCATAACTTCTTCTTTATTGCTGTAGAAAAAACTCCTCCATATGCTGTTGGTGTTTACGAAATTGGAAATGGAATGCGTAGGTATGCAGAAGAAGAATGGACTAATAAGATGTTCCAGTTCTCTGAATGTACGCAGAATAATATCTGGCCTGCATACAGCCAAGATTCTTACATCATAGAAGCATGAGCGAGCCTAAGTTCACAGGAGTCTGGATTCCTACGCTTGTGTTCAAGAACCAGAATCTCAGCATCACCGCAAAGGTGGTGTTTGGGGTTCTGGAGGGCTTGGATAATGAGTCTGGGTGCTTTGCCTCAAACTCCTACCTATCTGCCCACCTTGGCCTACAGGAGCGTCAGATTCGCAATGTCCTTAAGGAGTTGGAGGATGAGAATTTGATAGTCAGAGAAGAAATCAATGGACATCGTACCATTAGAACCATCATTAACATTTCTTTAGTGGAGGCAAAAAATTGCCTACCCCCTAGGCAAAAAATTGCCGCAGGGGGCGGCAAAAAATTGCCTACATATAACAAAGTAGATAATAAAGATGATAAAGATACAGGTACTAACGCACCTTGGGTAAGTCCTCTTCCATTTGAATCTGAAGCATTTAGCAAGGTTTGGCAGTCATGGATTGATTACCGAAAGCAATGCAAGAAGCCAATTAAGCCAGCGACTATATCTGCACAATGGGAGGAATTTAAGAAATGGGGAGAGGACAAATCAATCTTTGCAATTCAACAAAGTATATTGAATGGTTGGTTTGGAATCTTTGAACCAAAGAAGAACATTGGTAATTTTAAAGCAAAACCTTTAACCGCTGAAGACCACAATGAGTTCTGACCTAGCATGCCATTGTGGACGAAGAGGTGCATTATTTGCAAAGGATGACGGTAGCAATACTCTTGTGCGTTATCATCATTGCAGGGAGCATATGGACTCAGAGCGTGTTAAGTCTTCAGGATTAATTGACCCAGTATTTCCTCCATCTATGCCAAAGATTTTCTTAGATACTGATGTATCAAGACTTCATAACAAAATATCTGCTGTTCTTGATTGGAAGCCTGAAGGAGATATTTGTGGATTGCTCATGCATGGAACTACTGGAGTTGGAAAGACAAGAGGTATTTGGGAAGTTGTACGCAGGCTGTGGGTTGACGAGGCTCGTAAGGATAAACAACTTCAGTATATGTTTCTTACTATGCGTAAGTTTGAAGGAATGATTGAGCAGTCATTTGATGAGCGTAATCATAGCAAGATGATTGATAATGTCATTGAAGCAAAAGTTCTTGTGTTTGATGATTTTGGAAAAGAGAGACTTACTCAGCGTATGGCATCTGACCTTTTTAGTATTATTGACGAAAGAAGTATTAACAAGCGTTGCACTATTATAAGCACGAATTTCAATGGCTCTAGTCTTCTCGAAAGGTTTGACCCTAGAGACAAAGAGACTGGTGTAGCCATTATCAGGCGTTTTAAAGATTATTATAAAATAGTTGGTATGGGGCTTGACAATGCTCCAAAGACCTAAATATTCCACCCCGCAAGTCGTGGTTGTCATGCATAGAAAAGGGGGGTTGGCTTAAGAAACCAATCCCCCTCCTTTTACAATTGACAGTAATACGATTTTCTTTTTCCTCCAGTTTCCAATGAAAACTAAAAAACCACATATCGCCAAGAATTCCGAGTTCATGCTTACGGTACGCATGAGCAAAGACATGTTTAATTCCGTAACTAAGAAAGCCAGCAGGCTATCAATTACACGCTCAGACTTTGTTAGAAATACTTTGAAGTCTGCTATTGACTCCAAGTAAGACATGAGCATTCTTTCCTATATACCAATGAGTAACAACTACGAAAATACCAATGAAAACAAGGTCGAACTCTATATCGCCCTTGTCAAAGCAATCTCTGAAACTAAGGACATTGTTGCTGATGCAACCAATCCTTTTCACAAAAATAAATACGCAACGCTGTCTGCCCACCTGTCGGCACTCAAGCCAGTATTCTCTAAGCATGGTCTGGCTATTCTTCAGTTTCCTATTGGCAATGCTGACTGCGTTGGTGTACGCACCATCATCATTCACATCAGCGGACAAAGTATTGAAGCGGATGCTTGTATTCCTGCTGAGAAGGGAATGACTGGTCAAAATGCTGGTGCATTGGTATCCTATCTTCGCAGGTACGCAATCGCTGGTGTCTGCGGTGTCGCTACAGACGATGATGATGCAGAGACTGACCGTGTAGCCAAGTCATCGTACAAGCCAGCCGCTACGGTAACGCTAGGCACTACTAAGGCCAGCAAGTATATTCCTAATCCTAATGCAGAATCTGCTGTACATTCCAAAGGTTCAAGTTCAGCAGTAGCACCATTTGGTGATTCAAAAGGTGTTCCTTTATCTTCTCTTCCTCGTCAGTCTGATGACCGTAGCAAGAAGTGTGCTGACTTGAACTACTGGGCTAATGTTTGGGAGCCTCGTCCTTTTGGTGACACTGGAAAAGTTTCAGCAAAAGACCAGCAGACCAAAGCAGAGGCTGTCCGTCTTTGGAATCAAGATGCGGTTCCTGCACAGGAAACCATTGATGAAGTTCCGTTCTAATCTCTAACCACATATAACCATGGAAGCAAACTACTACAAATATCCTGCCAGCGAATACATCATCATGAAAGATGGTTCAGTCGCTCGCATCCTAAAGCCTACTTATCTTGGCAATCAGACTTATTATAATCTTATTCTTGATGGCAAGAACAAGCGTATAAATAAGGAACTTCTGATGAAGCCTTTTGAACAGACTTCTGTTGATGGAACACAGCCTTAATTACTATCATCCTAAGTCAAAAGGGATAACAGCACTTAAGTACGCAGTAAAGAAAACCAAGAACCGTAAGAATGCTGATAGCGTAACCATAACAATGGAACAAGCAAAACAGATTATCGAACAGTCCAAAGGATTTCATCCTGTAAACGGAATGTACACTCTTGACTCTAACTCAGTCAAGGGTGCGGCTGTTATACTTTCACTTAGTGCCAATGAATTGATTCAAAGATTGAATTGCAATATTCCTTCTAAGATTATGAATGATTTAGCACAGGCTAAAAATCAAATTAATGAATTAAAACATGCTGGAAATCTTCTTGTAATTGCTGGAAAAGATATGAATACAACTGATATTTATAGATGGCAGGAAGCAATAAAATCTTATCATGAGTAAACTTCTTGAAGCATATAGGATTGCATTAACAGAAAATCTAACTGCTAGACAGGCATCAATTAGATTCAATGTTAAAATGTACTCTATTGCTAAATGTAAAAACAGATACTCACTTCCTAAACTTAGGAGTCACTGGGATTTTTTAATTGAAGAACAAATGGATAAAATGACTAATGCTCAATTAATTAAATATGGCGAAGTTCTTTCATTAGATAAGAATTCTCCTAAATATAGAAATGGGTCATTCAGATTTGTTCGTGAACATCGTGTATATAATATTTTAATGAAAAAAAGAAAACTTAAATGAGCGAACAAGTCCGCAGGAAACTCAAGGTGGCAATGCAGGAAAACGCCCGCCTCAAGGTTGAAATTGAACGGCTGACCTTCGACCCTTTGACCTATTTAGACGACCAAGGCGAATGGATGCCGAGGCATACGCACCTTGCCGCCGTGGAACGCCTCAAGGCCGAACTGACTGATTTAAAGTCTACGGCTGACAAATCTAAAGCCGAGGTCGAGCGTCTGACGGAAGCGGGGGATGCGATGGCTTCCTCTATTCAATTTAATGAGGAGATGGCCCAAGATTACAACGGCCCGACCATCGTTCACCAATCCGTCCAAGCGTGGCAAGCCGCCAAGTAGGGCAAACATCCGTGAGCCTCTATCCATATAATGCAGGAAATATGACTATGACCATACCTATCGCCAAGTTTGCTGACCTTCACGATAAAATCAAAAGCAGAGATGCCGAGAACGCCCGCCTAAAGTCCGAACTGACTGATTTAAAGTCTACGGCTGACAAATCTAAGGCCGATGTTGAACGGCTGACGGAAGCGGGTGATGCAATGGTTGAAGAACTAAATGGTAGATATTTTGGAAAACAACTCATCAATGACTGGAACGCCGCCAAGGAGGGCGAAACCAAATGAGCAAACTAATTAAATTTGTAGCCGTGGGAGACAACCACGGAGATATGGTTGACAAGGATGTTGCATCCGAGTTCTACAAATTTCTTAAGTGGTTCGACCCAGACGAAATCATTCACCTAGGGGACAACTGGGACTTCCGCAGTATCCGCAGGGGTGCTGGTCGTAAAGAAGAAGACGAATCGCTTGTCGCTGATGTGAAGGCTGGCAAGGATTTTATCAGCCGTGTGCAACCTACTATTTTCTTAAACGGAAACCACGATGACCGCCTCGACCAAATCATCCACGGCTCTACTAGTGGTATGATGGTGGACTACTGCCACGACCTCAAGAACGACATCCACAACCATCTCAAGAAGAATGGCTGTAAGAAGATTTACGATTACCACGCTGAGGATGGCGTACACGCTCTTGGTAAGGTCAAGTTCGTACACGGATATACCTGCGGAACTCGTGCTGTAGAGGAACACGCTATCCACTACGCAGAGCCTCAAGGTGCTGTTATTATGGGTCACCTTCATTCTATCCAGCAGACCAACGCTAAGAAACACGGAGGGGCTGTTGGCTTCTCTGGTGGTTGTCTATGCGTCAAGACGATGGACTATAGTAAGAACCGCCTAGCCACCAGTAAGTGGGGGTCAGGCTGGACTTATGGATTTGTCCAAGGGTCGGATTGGAAAGTGTGGCAGGCTCACCGTGTTGGTAAGAAATTCATTTACTCTATCAAGGGACTATGAACAATTCTAAACTCAAAAAACTTCAAATGCTTGTCAACAAATGGCAAGTTGAAACTCCAGATAAAAACTTTTATACTGTTCGTCAGTTAGGTAAAATGTGGAATATAAATCAACGAACTGCTTCAACAAGAATTCAACGCTGTATTGAAGCAGGGTTAATTGAAGTAAAGAATTTTAGAATTAAATCTGGTATGGTTACTAGACCTATTCCGCATTATAAAATATATGAAGCATCTAGAAAGTAATCATTTAGTTTGTATTAAATGTAATACCATTTTGTCAGCCCCAGAAGGTGAGAATCAAAAGAATCAATGCAGATGTTCTAATCGTGCTTGGATTCGGAAACTTCCTGAGAAGAGTCTATGGGCTTATGGAGCGTTAGACCCTCAACAGATTCAGCGTGTGAAGAAGTTGGCTTAAGTGAAGTGAATACAGTATAAACTATATCACATATAACTATTACAACAGCAGAACCTATTACCCATTGAAACCAGAATGTATCAAGTATCCAACAAGATGAAACAGCCAGTCCTCCACCTATTGACAATACAAATCCTCTGAACTTCCAAGTAACTGGTGCAAAGGAAATTATTAACAATCCAAGTACAGCAATTCCAGCACCAACACAAGATACCATCCATAGAATTTTATCTTTTATTTCCCTTTGATTATTAGCCTCAACGATTTGCAAGGATATCTTTGCCTTATTGAGTTCGGAGTCTTTTTGTACTATTATAGACCTAAGAGTATCAGCATCATTATTTACTTTAATCGCTTCTTTTCTGTCTTGTTCAAGGGCAATGATGTTATCTGATGACAATATCTTTTTAAATCTCTCTGTCGTTTCGACAGACGGTTTCGAGATGGCTGACAATCTTTCGATTTGATTTTCGACAAGCCCTTTAGGAATTCCTTCAGGTAAGGTTTGAACCACCGCAACAAGGGCTGATACAGATTCTGAAACTTCTTTTTCAATCTTATTAATGTATATATCTTTTTCATTATTTTCAAGTATGATAGTAGTTGGTGCAGGAATAGATGTGCAACCAATTAATGTTACAAAAGAAAAAAGCATTATTAGTTTTTGAAAACTCATTTATATTGCTGAGTAAATTTATGTTTAACCCATTCAAAAATGTCTGGGGCAAGTGAACCAGCAGAAGCATATATAATGCTTTTTAGCATTGGGTCTATGGTAGAAGAGTTAATAGCAAAGTAGCACAGCGTACCTATAATTGCTCCAGCAATTACTTTTCTAATCCAAATAATAGGTTTAAACTTTTCCTCAGAGATAACCAGCCTAGCAAAAGCACCCAAGCCTCCTAGGACAGCCACTACCCATCCACCCTTTTTAAAATCTTCTGCTGTCTCAATCAGAGTTGGGTCTACAGGACTCATCGTTTAGGTTCCTCTCTTTGAACTCTACGCTTTGCCTGTTCTTCATTTTTGTAAATACCCATTAATTGTTTGTAAGGATTATATACTCTAAAATTACCATTCTGTTGCATGATTATCCAGCCTAACGCATTACTTAAACTTGAACCATTACTGTATGTTTCAGTCTTCCAAGAACGCCATACACTGATATCAGCCTTAGTGTAATCACGCTTAGGCATTTGTACAGGAGGCTTAGGAACCTTAGTAGGAACTACAGGAGGAACTACAGGAGGAACTACAGGAGGAACCTTAGGTTGAACTACAGGAGGAACTATAGGAGGAACTACAGGAGGTACTACAGGAGGTACTATTCTAGGTTTACCTGTTTCTGTATCAATAATAGGTTTTTTGTTTTCATCTATTTCAATTTTATTACCTTCAATATCTATTATATATTTAGTTCCATCTTCTTCTATATAAATCTTTTGTCCATCTTCAGTAACTTCATGAGTTCCTGTTTCTGTATCTACAACTGATTCATGCACTTCTTCCTGTACAGGATGTTCATCACCAGTAATAAGTTCATATCTTTGAGTGTTTTCATTCCACATTCCAGCAGTAACTGGATTTCCTTTATTTGTAAGTAGATGACTTGGAGAAACTTTTTTAATATCTCTTTTTAATCCACTAACATTTGAAACACTTTGTATAGATGTTTCTTCTAAAGATTTAGGTTTCATTACATCTATTTTAACTGAATTCATTCCTTCAAAACCTATTTTAAGTTTCTTCCATATTTGCCAATCAGATAATCCTTCAAGCGGGCTTTTTTTATTATTTTGAATAGACCATTCATTCATTTTTTCTCTCCATTCATTTACATGAATCTTTTCATTTGAATTAAGATATCCTACAGGTCTTTCTGGCAACTTATCATTAACACCTTTTTCATTTTGTAAATCTGTTAAAAGAATATCATTTGGGCTTCTTCTTCCAGCATCAAGAACATTTGTTATTTCATTTATTAATTGATTAAGTATTGTTTTTGTAGGCTTTGATTCTGAAGTTACAAATTGAGATACTGCCTCTGAAACTTGATAATTTAAATCACTTATATTAGGAAGTAATCCAGCCTTTATTTCTGGAGTTTCAAGTGATTTAAGTAATTCTGGATGTTCAGGAATAAGTGACCATTGACCCATTAACTGTGGGTCATTAAATAATGCTATTTGAAATTCAGCCGTAGATATAAGCCTATATACACTTGTTAATTTTAATTCTGGTGATTCAAGTTCAAATCCTTTTGTATTAAGAAATTGATTTAAATATGAATTAGTTGCTGGTGCATTTGCAGAACCACCAGTTCTATTACTAGACATTGCTTGCCTTGCATAATCCCAAGGAGAAGTAACAACATATCCTTTTTCCATATCACCTCTCTTTGAAGAAGGGTTTCCTTTTTCAGTATGAGTAGCCTTATTTAATATAATTCCTTTTGAAGTCCAAGCAGGTTCTATAGCACCAGTTTTTTCATTTTTAATAAATGTATTTTTAAGCATCAATCTTTGCAGTGCAAGTATTCTTGCAAATGCAACTTCTGATTTTGGAAGAGTTATTCCATTTGCAATTCTTAATTCAGTTTTAGATATAAATTCATCAACTCCTCTTGCCCATGGTTGTCCTTTGAGGTTAGAACCTTTGTCGGGATTATCATTATAAGTAAAAAGAAGATTTTTAAGTTCTGGATTAGCACCAATTGCATGTGCTTCAGCCTGAGCCAATAAAGAATGACCCATTTCTTCAAGTGCTGTTCCTTCAAATGAATGACCAGATAAAGCCTGAACTCTTCTTTTGTATTCACTTCCAGAATAATCACCTATGTTGTATTGGCTTTTTTGTGCAATCCAAGCCTTATCAATTAACTGTGCTAGATTAAGATGAAACGGTTGATGGCTCTTTCTTTCATTTACTACAATTTGAGCAAATCTAAATTTAGCATCTTTTTCCTGTTCTTGTTCAACGCCATCTTCTGCTTCTTCATCTCCAGAAATTCGTTGTGTTTTTTTCTTTTTTTCTTCTATTTCAATTTTATTACCTTCAATCTGTTTTTTAAGATTTGCTGCTTCTCTTATTGATTCTGGGTCTATTGATTCTACAAGTTGTGCATATCTTTCCTGAAGTGTTGATTCTCTAGTAACCCTTTCTTCATATTGAGTACCTACTGCAATATCTTTTATTCCTCCATGCCAAGTCTTTCCAGAATTAATATGAACAGGAAGACTTAACTGATTATCTTCAGCCATAGCCATAAGATATTTTGCAATCTTGCTATGATAATCATTTACAACATTAGGATGAACAGAATCACCCATGTCTGTAATATATTTTAATATATCTTTAACAAGTACGGTTGATTTTTTCTTTTGATGATAATCTAAATATTGCCAAAGATTATTAACTCTTGGATTAGGAACTGTTGCAAATGGGTCTTTAGTTCCTCCAGCATGTCCAACTAAACTTTCAAATAAAGTAGGGTCAAACTGCCTTGACTCTATACCAGATGGAAGGTTATATTTTTCGTAAGTTTTAAATGAATCTTTAAATGTTTTATATTCTAAACTATCTGGAGAAAGCATTGATTCTTCACCTCCAGCCTCATGCGGAGAATAACGAGTATTAGGGTCTAGTTCATTTCTAACAAAAAGAGAGTTCTGTTGTTCTCTAAGTCTATGCTCCATTACCATTCTATCTACAGTTACATAATTTTTTGCCGCAAGTTGTTCAGCCTGAAATCTTGAAAGTCTAGTAAGGTCTGGAAGAGTATAATATTTATCTCCTCTTATTCTTTCATTTGCTTCAGACGCAGGAATTGTTTCAAAAGATTTTTGTCCTACTTCGTCTTCAACTTCTCTCATTAATGAACCAAACATCTTTCTTCTTATTCCAACAGGTTCTCTTCCAACAAGCATGCCATCCATATATTTAACATTACTAGCCCTTAGCCTTTCAGCCATTTCAGAATAAAGAAGTTTGCCAAAACCTTTTCCTGTAAACTTAGGATTATCAACTGTAGAAAATCCAATAGTTGCGGCATCTTTAAAACGGTCTATATTTGCAGATATTGTAGCAAAAGAACTTCCATTGCTTCCATCCATATCAGGATGATGAAGTTCTATCTTTAATCTATAAGGAGAATTTTGAACAAGTTTAATAGTAAGTTTTCCGTCTGGGTCTATCTTGTCTTTATTTAATTCATGAAATTTTCCTAAAAATGAACTTTTCCATTCACTTGATGCTAAATCATATTTGCGTCCAAATTCACCTGTCTTATCTCCATCATTCATATTAGATGCAAGAAGAACACTTGAAGGTTCTTTCGATGCTATCTTACGCATTGCTTCAGCCGCATCATGAGATGTAGGGAATCTGCCTATTTTATTTCCGTTTTCATCAAATGCATCAGTTTGTCCACCTTTGTATTGAATAGCCCTAAAGCCAGAAGGATGCCAGAATGTTCGTCCATTAGATGTTTCTTCACTATGCATCTCATTTGGAGACCAATTGCGAACTAAATCTCTATAAGCATTGGCATGCGTATAAGGAAGACTTTGTGACCTAACACGAACATTTGTCATTCGGTTAAGACTAAAATCAAATACGCTAGACATTGAATTTCTTTTAATCTCAGCAAGAGGAGAATTCAAAAATGTATCAGCCTCTCCTTTTGCAAGACCAAGAGCCTGATGCATTACATTTCTTCTGTCTTCACCTAAGCCATCAGTCCAAAGTTGTGCAGATGGAACTCTATCAGCATTAACAGTGCCATCAGGATTAAATGCATTTTTAGATGCATTTTCAAGATATCTATAAAAATCAGCCTTAAATTCTGTAGAGTTTCCATTCCAAAGTTTCTGAGTATTAGTGTCAGCCCACATATTATTCAAACGCAGTTCAATAACTTTATAATCAAGCATGTTAGCCTTGAATGTATAATCTCCATCTTTGCTAATGGCTATATCAAGACCATACAATAATCCAGTCCTAGATTTAAATGGAACATTCTTTCCCCATATTCTTGATGGATTATTAACATCTCCAGCCCTTTCAGCAGTCACTCCAATGCCACCAAAATCAATTAGATTACCTTTGATATCTCCAGAAATAACTTTCTGAGCCATCTTAAGTTTGTTTCCAAACTCTCTACTCATATGTCCAGAGTTAATCATTTGGTCAACAAGTTCATCACTAAATGGCCCTCTTATCACTCCTTCACCATCAGTAGTAAATGTACGAAGATTATCAGGAACACCTATAAGCATCTTATAGATATTCTTTCCTTTAATCTTATTTTCTTTAGCAATTTGTGCTTCTGTGTTATGCCTATAAGTTCCGTCAGGCTGTTTTGTAAATACACCATCAAGTCCATTACCATCTATAAATCTTTGTCTGGCATCTTTAGACAAAGCATTGATATCAAAAACTCCAGTTTGATTTACATGCCTTTCAATTTTAAGCATATCTTTAAAGAATCGTTCCATAGCAGGATTGATAACTCTACTACCCCTATAAGGTTTAAATACTTCATCAATAGGAACAAGTCTTTCTATGCCATCTTTATCAGTATATGTTCTGTTAAAATCAAATTCAGGATGGCTGAAGTTCATTCTATCTCTCCAATATTCAGTCCAAGAAAGATTTACATTTTCTAAAACTCCACGAATTCCTGGCAAATCTCCAGCATGATATAGCCAATCTATTGGCTTATTCATTACTAGGTGAGAGAAATAATATGCACCAAATTCTTCTGCAAGATGTTCAAGAAGCGGTCTTCCACCAAGTTCAGCATCAGCAACCATTTGACCTCCTTCAGTCCATTTATCTTGAGCCATCTGTAGACGCTTTAAAGCATCAGCATGTGCTTCAGGATTTTGACTAAATTCAGCGTCAATATATCTTCTGAACATATCATTGACTTCATTCTGTTTTATAACGCCTCTTTGAATTTCATTACCAGCGTTATCCCTTTCGCCAAGAATTCTGCTTTTAAGTTCAGAAACATAATAATCTTTCATTACGCTTGTGCGTAGAATTGAATGCAAAATTTCGTGAGGAAGAGTAGCCCTAGATGCATTATCTGCATTGATATGTATTTGCACAGAACCATTAGCACTGTTTTCAACTACATATCCATTGTTATGTTCAAATGTCTTTTGGCTTAATGGCATATCTCCATCAGGAAGAATAGTCATTCCATCATACTTTTCAGGGTCAAGTCCTTTGCTAAGAAGAAACTCTTTATTTCCTTCATTAGAACGAATATGAATAGATGTATCAGGATGTACTATATCTTTGGCGGCAAGGATTCCATCAAATGAAAATCCTTTTGCATTTGCCCATGTTTCTGCATTTCTCCACATGTTAGCCTGAGCAGGAGCAATTTCATCAAGACCTCTAAGTACAAACTGTGCTTCAATGTTAGTACGCATCTTACGAGTAGCACCAAAAGCATCAGAAGCCAAGCGTCCAGTAGTAGCACCAATAGAACCTAAAGCCAGACCAGCACCAGCACCAGCGGCGGCTCCTTCAGTTCCTTCACTCCACCAACCAAGGCCAGCACCAATAGCAGAACCTGTAAAAGCACCCTCTGCTACATGTGTTCCGTAATCTATAAGTGGGTCAAATCCATTTACAAGTTTAAGCAAGGCTCTTGCCTGAGGAGATATTTCAACACCTCTTTTTGCTGTCTCATTTAATGCTCTTTTAGCATATGAAGCCAAACCACGCTCTCCCTGAAGAATCTGGTCTCCAATAAGACCAACAGCCTCTCCTATGCCAGAAGCGGCTACAGAAGCCCCATAGGTGGCAGTACCAACCCCTACAGTTGCAGAAGCATATGGTATGCTATGTCCCAATGCAGAAGCACTAAGACTGCCCACGCCAGCGGCTTTAAGGCCATTTCTGAAGTCATCTTTAGATACTCCAGCAATAGCCTCAAATCCTTGACCAGCCTTTTCAGCCGCATAATCAAGAGTTCCTCTTGTTGCTTTTCCTACAAATTCAATAGGAAATCCAACTCCATATTTAAGTCCACCGCCAACAACAAGAGCCTTAAGACCCTGTATTTTAGCAGATACAAGCATAGCCTTTTCGCCAAGACCAACAGCATGTGCGGCTCCGCTTGCAATCCCTCCAAATGGAATGAACCAAGAAGGGTCAGCAACATAAGAAGCGGCCTGAACTACATCATTATTAAGAAGGTCTTTATCTTTTATAATAAGACTTGTTTCACCTTTTTCAAGTTGTCTTCCTTCTCTTAGGAAATTTCTAGCATCAAGAAATTCACGATAAGCCGCATCACTATTTTCTTTAACTCCATTTAATGCATTAAAAAATCTACTTTGAGGTGATGTTGAATTAGCACTTTGTGCAAGAATTCCATACATCATTCTTGTTGATTGACCAAAAGCCTCAACAACGCTAGGTGCTAATTTATTGGTTATATCTGATGGATTGTTAGCAAGAGAACTTCCTGCTTTTGCAAATTGTTGATATATACTTCCAGCCGCACCAGACAAAGAATCAAATACATCTGTTTCTTTTGTTTTGTAAAAATCATTTAACTTTATCCAATCTTCTTTATTAGGGTCATATACTTGCCCTGCTTCATCAGCGGAAAGCATGTCCTTATAAATTTCTCCACCGCTTTTAGGGGCAGTTATTTTATCATAAGCATCTTTTCTTTCTTCCTGTGGAAGAGAATTTATGTAAGAATCAACATCTGGATTTCCAGTAAAAACTTGTCCTCCAATGTTATTATTATTTACAGGTTCTTCACCCTGAGGACTAGCATATATTTCAGCCATTATTTTTTAAGATTTTGTAGATAGCGTTCTCTTGCCGCCATTATATCGGAAGATTTATCCTTAGGAAGAATTACAGTCAAACCAAAAGCCTGAGGCTTTGTAATAATCTTTTGTGTAACATTGTCACGCAATTGATTATATTTAGCCCTTGTTGTGCTTTTAAGAGAGAAAAAATCTGTAGGGTTTTGAACTATATCTTCAAGTAATTTTTGCTCATAATCAGATACATTACCAACACCAATAAGTTCTTTTCTTAAATTTCCAGCAAGTTCTCTTGTTAATTGTAATGCAGTACCTCTTTGCTCAGGACTTAAAGAAGCAAATTGAGTTTCATTAATTTTTTCAAGTTTATCAATAATTGAAGTAGCATTCAATATATGTGTATATTCTTCCCTGAACTTTGAAGCATCAGCAGGAGAACCAAAAGAACCAAGACCACCTAGTTTAACTGGGCTTGTAGATATAAACTGTGTAGGAACATAATCTCCATTTGGAGTAAGTTGACCAAACTGAACAGCCTTGTTAGCGGCTAATTCATGAGGTTGCATCCCAGAATGGCTCATTTGTTTCCATTCTTTACCATCAAAGAACACTGCACCATAGGGAGTATTTCTAAACTGCAAAGATTCTTCAGGATACATCTGCTTATACATATCATTAAACGAAGCAGGAAGATACCCAAACTTTTTAATAAGATATTGTTTAAGTTGTGTTTTCTTTTCTTCAGCACTTAAAGTTTCTGGAGTCTGTAAATTTCCTAGTACTTGAGGTCTAACATAAGTATAATCGCTTACACCAGTGCCAGAATCAACAGTGTTATTTTCAGGAGGTTTTTGATAAGCAGGATTTATCGTAGAATCCTGACCAGAAAGAACCTTTGGATAAATGTCGTTAAGAAGCATATCATGATTAACAAGCCTTGATTTTAACTGCTGTTCAATTCCAGAAAACCCCTGTTGTCTAGATTTCATATCGTTAATCTTGTTATCAAGAGTAGCCATGATTCTAGATTTTTCAAGAGAAGTCATATCATCTTTAGCACCTAGTTCTTTTGCAAAAGGAATTCCTCCAGCAAATCCATATCCAGTTCTTAGTTTTCTTACATCTGTAAGTGCAGAATTTATTTCTGTTCTTATTGTTGCATCATAAATATTATCAGGAACATCTTCTTTTCCACCTTTAACCATTCCATTAACAAGAGCAGTCCAGAAAGCACCTCTTGCCGCTTGAGTTCCAACTTTTGCAACAAGGTCAGCCTTTTGAGCCGCAGTAAGACTTGCTTTAATAAGTCCACCTTCACGAAGTGCAGAATCAATAGCATTTCCAAGAAGTTCTTTTTTGCCAGCAGATGAAATAGTCTCATTGCCAATTTCAGCAACTTTAAGATATCCATCATATTCCTTTTTTGCATTAGCGGCAAGTTCAGCAATTCTAGTTTCTTGTGCCATTCCTTTCATTCCTTTAATTGCCTGAACTCCTTGTTTTAGTCCTCCACCAAGTTTAGCACCAGCACCAAACCAAAGTAAAGCCGCATCAGCACCTACTTTTGTAGCAAGTGCAATATCAGGATGCATCATTGCAGATTGACCTATGGTATTATAATCAACCATAGAGGAATCTCCTTTTGCAACAGAATCTCTCATTGCCTGCAAATATCCAATAGCAGGTTGAATAGAACGCTTTTGAGAATCAATATCACTTAGTCTTTCATATGTGCTGTCTTTTGCTATCCTGATTTTTTCTTGTTCAGGTTGCGTATAAGAACTAATAGGTTTTTGTGCAGATACTTCAGGAAGTTTAGCACCAGATGCAATAGCACCAGCCTGATTACCCATAGCAAGTCTGCTAGGAGTATTTACTGGAAGTATGTTAAGAGGAACTTGTGTTGCATCATATTCTGAATCTACAACTTTTTCAGGAGATATTTTAGAGGCATTAACATCTCCAGTATAAGAAATGTTTCCTTCAGTATCTGTGCTAAATTTATTTATGTCTGATTCACTAGGCCCATTTTCACCTAATGCACCTTCATTGCTATTGTTTTGATACTGTTCAATACCCTGAGAAACATCATATGGTTCTGGTGGAGTATAATTTTTATTATTAATATCAACTTGTTCTTTATTTACTTTTCTAGGTTTAAAAATTTGAACTCCTTCTTTTGGTTTAGGAACTCCTACGCCTACTGCATCTACTGATAAATCAATTTTAGTACCAACTTTTATAGTATTAGGATTGTAACCTTGTGCAATCATTGCTTTTGCAACCCATGTAGTACTTCTTCCTGTTGCATTTGCAATCATAGCAGGAGTATCTCCTTTTTTAATTGTATACAAAGAATCTGAATTTTCAGAAGTTGACTCAGAAGCATTAAGATTACCAACTAAATAAGGAGGTGCTATATTAGTTCTAGTCTGTTGGCTTGGGTCAGTATAACTTCCACTTTCAGCAAGAACCCTTCCAAGTTGAGTACGCTTTGTTACAAGAGATTTAAGAAGAGAAATATCAGATTCATCTTTAAGCCCCCATTGTTTTGAAAGTTTATCTTG